TAGTCTTACTTCTTCTACTATACTTTCTTTAGACCCTGCTAATAATTACATTGGTATAAATCAACCAAATCCTGAAGTAACACTTCATATGACGGGTGATGGTGCACAAACTGCTCAAATTAGAATGGAGCAGTATAACGATAGTGCAGATGCACCTGATATTAGAACAAGAAAAGCAAGAGGAACATCAGCTTTACCAACAGCACCAAACGCAGGAGATTATCTTTTTAGACAAAACGTAGAAAGATATAATGGTAGTGGTTATAGCACCATGCATTCTCAACAGTTTGATTTAGCAGATGATGATGCTACAAAAGCTGTTTATCAACTTCAAACTGATATAGGTAGTGGATTAGCAGACAGAATGGTAATTGATAAAGAGGGAAATATTCTTTTTACTTCTGCAGTTACAGCATCTATTTTTACAGGCTCATTTGTTGGTGATGGTTCAAATTTAACAGGAATAGTAGCTACATCAGCGGATTCAGCTTCTGTAGCAGCTCGTGCAACTACTTTAAGCCCTAATGCTACTGCTTCTTATGCAGATAGTGCAACTACAGCATCTCATGCTTTAACAGCAATTACAGCCTCACATGCCTTAAATGTACCTGATACAGCTTCACACGCTTTAACAGCGGTAACAGCTTCACACACAGAAGGTACCGCTAGTTTTGCAAATTATGCAACCTCAGCTTCATATGCTATCTCAGCATCACACGAAATTACATATGAAATATCCTCATCATTAGCTGAAACTGCATCATTTGCTAAAACAGGAGATGGTATTTTTAGTGGATCGTTTAGTGGTGATGGTTCAGGATTAACAGGGGTAGGAGCATTCCCTTATACTGGGTCTGCAGATATATTTGGAGCATTACAAATAACAGCTTCAGATGATGGTTATGTAGATGATTATATTTCAAGTTATATAGAGGGTGGAATAGCTATACATACCGATGGAGGTATTATTACTACGGGATCTATAAATGCAACAGAATTTTCAGGATCATATTATGGTACTTATTTAGAAATAGATTCTGTTGATGATTATGTAGATGATTATGCTGATGATTATTTTAATGGAATTGCTATTAATTCTAATGGAGATATAATATTAACCGGTAGTATATATGGTCCTTATATTAGTGCGGATCATTTTACTGGTTCATTTAGTGGTTCTTTTAATGGAGATGGTTCAAGTTTAACAGGGTTAGTTACTTCATCTCATGCAGATAGAGCAACAAGTGCTTCTCAAGCTGATTTAGCAACTACCTCTTCTCATGCTATATCTGCTTCTTATGCAGTTTCAGCCTCACATGAAATTACATATGAAATATCATCATCATTAGCTGAAACGGCTTCATTTGCTTCTAGTGGTGATGGATTATTTAGTGGATCATTTAGTGGATCATTCCAAGGGGATGGAACTAATCTTTCAGGAATAACGGTGTTTCCATTTTCAGGTTCAGCCGAAATTACAGGATCTATGAATATTACAGGATCTTTATTTGCTACTTCAGTAACAGAAGCTTCTGCATTGAAATATAAACAATCAGTTAAAACCTTAAACTCAGCAGATGTAGTACATAAATTAAGACCTGTATCTTTTGAGTGGAAAAATACTAAAAAATTAGATATAGGATTAATTGCGGAAGAAGTTGCTAAAGTATTAACTGAATTAGTAGATATAGATTTAGAAGGAAAGGCACAAGGTATAAAATATAGTAAATTATCCGCTTTACTAATCAAATCAGTACAAGAACTAACTCAACAAAATCAAGATTTAATATCTAGAATAGAAAAATTAGAAAAACAAAATGTTTTATAACAAAAATAATATTTATAATATATATCAATTATGGCAATTACTTTAAGAACAGGACTAGGCAGAAAACTTACCATCGCGGAGATGGATGAGAATTTTACATTTTTAAGTGGATCCTACGTTGTAAATAGTGTAACTTCTTCAATGACTGTAGCTACAGCATCTATTGCAGATGAATTAAGTGGACTAGCAACAGCTTCCATTGCTGATAGTGCTACTACAGCATCACAAGCTGATAATGCTACAAGTGCTTCAATTGCTGATTTGGCAATTATAGGATCAGGATCTTTTAGTGGTTCATTTGAAGGAGATGGTTCAGGACTAACAGGTTTACCGAGTTATGCTGTTGCCAATTCTGCAGATAATAGAGTAATAACCTCTGTGGATACAAATAATGGTAATGCTGAGGCAAATTTAACTTTTGATGGTTCAACACTTACAGTAGCAGGTTCAATATCTGAAACATCTGCTTTAAGATATAAAGAAAATATTCAACCCCTTAACAATTCATTAAGTAAAGTACTTAAATTAAATCCTGTAGAATATGATCGAAAACAAGATGGTAAACATGATATAGGATTAATTGCAGAAGAAGTAAATAAAATATATCCTGATTTAGTATCTAAACAAGGAACCCAAGTACATGGTATATCTTATTCAAAATTAACAGCTACTTTAATAGGAGCTATAAAAGATTTAAATAATCGTATAAAAGAATTAGAAGTTCAAATTTCTACATCAAATAAATAATATTTATTATAAACATAACCTAATAAAAAAATAAGATAACATGAGAATAGATGGCCCAGCTTTTTCAGGATCAGTAACAATGGCTTCAGGTGAAGAACTTACTGCTACATCAGCATCAATTGATGATCTAACATCAGTAAGAGTAACTGAAACTTCAGCACTTATGTATAAAGAAAACGTAGCAACATTAGATTCTGCCGACGCAATTTATAATTTACGTCCTGTATCTTTTACTTGGAAAAATGATCAAAGAGAAGATTTAGGGCTAGTAGCAGAAGAAGTTAAAAATGTTTACCCACAATTAGTAAAATCTGATGGTGAAGGAAATGCACTTGGAGTAAATTACTCAAAATTAACTTCTGTGTTAATTAAAGCAGTTCAAGATTTATCTGCTCGTATTACACAGTTAGAGAATAAGTAAGTTTAATTAAAACAGTTATATGGCAATAAAACAAACAAAGGTAACGGAGGAAGAGTTAAAAGAAATTGAAGAATTTCAACAAAAAATTAATGTTGTAACTTACCAACTAGGACAGTTAACATTAAAAAAACTAAATCTTAAAAAAGAAGAAGAAGTTGTAAATGCACAATATGAGCAACTTCTTTTACAAGAAAAAGAGCTAGGAGATAAATTACAAGAAAAGTATGGTACTGCTCAAATTGATCTAAAAACAGGTGAAATTACTAGTACTAAATAATATTTTTTAAAAACTCCTTATATATTTATTATTGATAAAATAAATTTTTAAAATGGCTGAAACATTATTATCCCCAGGAGTATTAACACGTGAAAACGATCAAACGTTAATCACTGAAGGGCCTGTCGTAGCTGGTGCTGCAATTATTGGACCAACTGTAAAAGGTCCTGTAAACATACCAACTTTAGTTACTTCATATAGTGACTATAAAAACAAATTTGGTGGCTCTTTTACAAGTGCGAGTGTTACATACGAATATTTAACATCAATCGCTGCAAACAATTATTTCCAACAAGGTGGTGAAACTATGCTTGTAACTAGAGTTGCATCTGGTTCATTCGCTCCTGCAACCGCAGACGTAAGAGCAATTATGCATGCTGATTCTTCATCATTTACATTAGAAACCTTATCAGAAGGTGAAATAATGAATAACTCAGGTAGTGTATCTACAAGTGGTTCACTAGTAAGTGGTTCTTCTGAAAATGTACGTTGGGAAATTGCAAACATTGATTCAGGTAGTGGTACATTTAACTTATTAATTCGTAGAGGAGATGATACTACAAATACAAAAACAATATTAGAATCATGGTCTGGTTTATCATTAGATCCAAATTCTACAAATTATATAGAACAAGTAATTGGTAACCAAGTAAAGAATTTTGATACTGATGGTGATGGAAATCAATTTATTCAAGTTACTGGATCTTACGTTAATAACAGCCGTTACGTAAGAGTATCTTCAGTAGGTCTACCAACATTAAATTACTTAGATAATGAAGGAAACTTCAAATCAGAATATACTTCATCATTACCACAAGTAGGAAGTGGTTCTTTAGAGGGTGCATTTGCAAATGGTACAGGTAAAGTATATGGTAATGGTGCTAATGGAAATACTAGATTAAAAATGTATGATGAAATTGATGTTTCATCTATCCAAGGTCTAGAAGCTGCTTACTATACAGCATCATTAGCTTTATTACAAAATTCTGATGAATACGACTACGAGATTTTAACTATCCCTGGTGTAACAATTCAAAACGGTTCTACAGCTGTAGCAACTGCAATAGATACAGTTACACAAAGAGGAGATGCAATCGCAGTAGTAGATACAAGAAATTATGGTGCTACATTAAACCAAGCAATAACTTCAGCAACAACACAAGATTCAAGTTATGCTGCAACATATTGGCCTTGGGTTCAAGTACTATCAAATGAAACTGGTAAATTAGTTTATGTACCAGCTTCAACAGTAATACCAGGAGTTTACGCTACAAACGATAGAATAGGTGCTGAATGGTTCGCTCCAGCAGGATTTAACAGAGGTGGTGTAGGTGGTGTAATCCAAACTGAAAGAAAATTATCTCCAACAGATAGAGATGCATTATATCTTGGAAAAATTAACCCAATTGCAACATTCCCAGGACAAGGACCTGTAATATTTGGTCAGAAAACATTACAAACAGCAGCTACTGCTTTAGATAGAGTAAATGTTAGAAGATTAATGATCGAATTAAAAAGAGTAATTGGTAATGTTGGAAATACATTATTATTTGAACAAAATACAGCTGCAACAAGAAACAGATTCTTAAACCAAGTAAACCCATACTTAGAATCAGTTCAACAAAGACAAGGATTGTATTCTTATAGAGTAGTAATGGATGATACAAACAATACAGCTGACGTGATTGATAGAAATCAAATGGTAGGACAAATATTTGTACAACCAACTAGAACAGCTGAATATATTATACTAGATTTCAATATAACACCAACGGGAGTTGAATTCTAAAAACTTAAAAAGGCAATATTTATAATAAACAATAAAAAATGGCAGTATTAGATCCTAACGAAATAATGTTCACCGCTTTTGAACCAAAAGTTCAAAATAGATTTATACTCTACGTTGATGGTATTCCAGCATATTTAATTAAAAATGCAACGGCACCAGGATTCGAAGCAGGTGAAATCATCCTTGATCATATTAACGTATATAGAAAAGTTAAAGGTAAAGTCAGATGGAATGACATGACCTTAGGCTTATATGATCCTGTAACTCCATCAGGAGCTCAAGCAATAATGGAATGGGCTAGATTAGCACACGAAAGTGTAACTGGTAGAGATGGATATTCAGATTTCTATAAAAAAGATTTAACATTAGATATATTAGGTCCAGTAGGAGATGTAGTAAGCGAATGGGTAATCAAAGGAGCTTATGTTAAAACTGCT